CCGTCTATTGGAAACTCATAACCCTGCGGGGTTTCTGGTCTTCCTAACTTACTATAAATATTATCTAAATCATCTTCTGTAGGGTTTACAGGCAATGGGATTTTATCGCTCCCTATTAATCTTTGTGCGTTTACATAAGACCTTGCTAGATTACCCACATCTTTTATTGGTGATAGACTTGGGTGCTCTCTTAATTCTTCTGGTATCATTTCCATGAAACTGTTACCAGACCCACCTTGTGCAACTTGTGCTGGGGTTTCCAACAACGAAGTTTGTACTGGTTCGGCTACCTGTTCAGCAACTTGCTCTGACATATTTACTCCTCTTTCATCATGTTATAAATGTGTAGTATGACTGCTCTTTTACCTTCTTCAAAGGCTGTAGCATTAGCATCTCCAGCTACATAACTTGAAGCTCGCCAATTACAGCGTACCTCCAAATCACTTAACACCTGTTTACCAGCGTTGTCGGCAAACGTGTCTTTATACATTCTCTTTAATTGTGCTATTTGCTCACTCATTTGAACCTGCCATTTGTGCGGCTTGTGCTACTTGATTAGCAGTAGTGACATCTTCTCTGCCTTTTTCTCTTTCCATTTGCTCTTGTTGCATAGCTGCACGTTGCTCTCTTTCTTCATCAACTGCGGATTGTGATTTAAGAACGACCTTTGGAACGCCTAACGCTTCGGTTAAGTAAGTAACCAATCCATCTGGATCAATATGATCTTTAACTGGTAAGGATTCCGACAACGGCATTAATATTTCTAACGCTCTCATTACACCATTAACTGAACTAGATTTTTGTGCTCTAGCTAAAGGAGATACATACTCAATATCAACATCCACACCTTGTAATACTTCTGGTGGTTGCGATAACATATCAGCACGAAGCATTAACGCAAAAGCTCTGTCGATCAAAGGTCTAAGCATTTCATTCATTAAACGACCAAGAACAGGACCAATAACTCTCATTCGCTCTTCTTGCCTTTGTATAACTTCTGTCGCTGTCATATTAGGAGTGCTTCCACTTAAAAGCTGGTCAACGTAAAACGCACTTCTTATTGCAGTTCTTCGCTGTTCTTCCATGTTTAATCCAATAGGTATATTAGCACCCGTCTGTAATGGCACTATTGTATCCCTTGAACCCGATCTGTAAAAATTTAATCCACCAGGCTGCGTTCTAATGGGAAGGAGAAACCCATCATCAGGAACCAATAGGGGAGGATCTATCATTTTCTGAGCAGCTTGTATGATTGTTTTTGACATTAGATTTAGCATTTTCACATCAGGCAATGCAATCATAGCTGGGGACCTGCCCATCACTTCTCCTGTTGCCTTTAAGAAGCGAGGAACAACGTAAGGTAATTCTTGGAATCCGCTTTCAGCTAATACCATTTTCGTTTCCATGCAGATATACATAGAAGAGTACGGCATATTCTTATTATCTTTTTTTGTAGGGTCTCTGTCTTTCCTCGGCATAACTGCGTGGAGGATTTCGACATTCTGGTCGGGCTTTTTCTCATGTGTTCGCTGTATAAATGTACCCACATTTTCTATTCCAAACCTTTGCACGGCTTGTCGTGCTGTCATTTCATACTTCCTAAATACAGTATCAACTATGCCATATTGATCTTCAGTTACATAAAACTCAGATATATGCCTTGTGCTAAAGCGTAATGTTTTATCATCCATCTCAGCAAACATACAGCCAGTACCGAAAACAACTAAGTCAACGTACATCTCGTGCACTTCAGTTTCAAAGTTAGACATTGTAAAAGCTCTCATCATTCGCTGGGAACTATCTTCTAACCATCGCTGCACTTCTTCATCTCGGCTTAACTCAGCGTTTTTCATTGTTAGATGAAACCAAGGGGTAGCACCAGATGTAAGCATGCCATGCAAAGACGATGATAATAAATCAACAGATTGTAGAGCTGTGCCATCAAAGATGACTTCCATTCTTTTTGAGCCACGACTTCGCTTCTTAACAATGTCAGCTTTCCTTGGAAGCATATAATCCGCTAATTCTTGGTAATGATTATTCCAGTTATCTCGCTGCCCTTCAACGTGCTGAAACCTAGCAATTATATCTTGTACGTCTTTCATAGCTTTATCCTAACAAAGTTGGTGTGCCACCTGTGCCACTCATACTGGTAGACGTTTCGCCCAATCCTCCAGCAACTATCGTACTGCCACGACCTCTACGTTTTTTTCTTTCTTTTGTTTCAGCTTCAGCCGATAAAGCCGCAGCTTTTTCGTAATCAACCTTATCTGGCTCTTCTGGCGGTGGTGGTGGTGGTGGTGCGTAAACTTTAGGTGAAAGAAATGACATGATAATCTCCTATGTGCTTATTGATCTTTTTGATGGAGGCCTAGTTGTTACGCCATAGCCTTCCATGATTGTGCCACCTTGCCCAGATCGTTTGCCTCTTGTGGCATACCTAGTTGTGATTGTAGGTTTTTCATCTGGCACAAATTCAGGGGTGACTTCTGGCGTTACTTCTGGCGATTCCGCACCTCTGTCATATTTGTCTGTGCCTGTTAGAGTGTCCATTGTTTCTCTAATTATTTTTTTACCAGGCTTTTCTATTACTTCTTCAACGACCTCGCCACCTGCTTTAACAACGCCTTTGCCAACTTTGGAAACGGCTTTCACTATTTTTTTTGGTGCACCACCCATATTAAACTCCTCTTACTAAATGCCATCCTAGTTTTTCACTCTCAGGTCTATACCAAAACGCTTTTCTATAGCCACTACGCATAAACATTTTCTTCAAAACAAGAAAGCCCATTCTTGTATAACCTTTTTCTGCAATAAAGTCCACTATCCAAACATCCTTGCCATCACCCTTGTATCCCTTAATAGGAAAGTTACCGCTTTCAACGTAGTTGTCAACCTGTTTATCGGTGGGGAATCCCCATGTAGCGAGAACCAATGGGATCATATCGGCATCTCTAATGATTTTATACTGTCTAATGCCTAGTGGCTCTTCAATACATCTTGTGATTTCTTCTTTACCCCAATCTTTATGATGGTCACTTCGCTTCATTAGCTCTAAAGCATCGTGGTAATCATGGGCGTACATCATAACGCAAACAGATCATACTCGCTAACGGCAGTTTCTTGTGGTGCTTTTGCCATAACAGTACGATTTTCCAACCCAATTGCTAAATACCTAAACGCATCGGCACTGTGACTCGTAAAGTCATGCCTCGGTTGATCTCGAAACATTCGTTTCCGATCATCCCACTCTTGTCTATATTGCCTTAACATCTCAAGTCCAGTTGCACAGTTATCCCTATCAAAATAACACTTTGGTATTAGCATCCGTGCCGCATTTATACCATCGGCTATCTTCATGCGGGGGATAACCTTAAAGCGAATACCCAAACCAAATGCCGTTTCTAGTCTGGATTTGCCTGTACCCAATTCACGAACCTCGATATCATGCGGAGCAATATGATCTCCCCAGTGATAATCTTTTTGTCTAAGGACTTCAGCGTAATGGTCCAGCCCAACACCGCTATTCTCATAATAATCGATAACATTAACCGCACCTCCCCTGTAAATCTGAGCAAACCAAATGGCTGTCGAATCATTTATTCCTAAATCCCAAGCTGTGTGAACTGGCAGTGATGGATCATAGGGAACTCTCGTAATCTTTCCCTTATCATCTAACGCAGCAAGAAGCTTTCCATAATACGCACCGATAATAGCCGCCGTAAATGAACATTCATATTCCTGGTCAAACTGTTCTGGGGTCATCTGAGACTTCGCAGCCTCTAACTCAGTCTCTTTTACCACCTTAGTGTCACTAGCTTTCGCAATCTTCCAGTACCATTGGTCGGAGCCATCTTCAGTTTGTTCTTTCGCCTGTTGAAGTATATCAAAAAAATGGTTATGACCCGCTGGTGTACCTAGAAATATCGCCGCACCCTCTCTATCAGACAAGGCAGGTCTCACAACCTCCCCCCACACTCTAGGGTTTTGCATCCCATATTCATCAAACACACATAAATCCAGGTATATCCCTCTCAATGCATCAGGGTTCTCACCAGACAGCAACATAATCCTGCCATTATTGGGAAAGTCAGCTCTTAATTCAGTCTCGTTAAACGTAACTCCTGGTATAACACCAGCGTAATGCTTTACATAATCCCAACTAATCCTTTTAGCCTGGGTAAACGTGGGAGCAATTAACGCAACTCGTGGTCTGGGAAGTGGGCACGTTAAAACATGTTTAATCATATGGTTCACCGCAAACACAGTCTTACCAAAACGTCTGTGCATAACCAGCACATTCCAACGCTTCAACTTCTCGTGCATCTCAGCTTGTAACTCTCGTGGCTTATAAGGTATCTTAACCTGCATCGTCATCTCCCCCACCAGTTTCCCATACTATTTTAAGTGCACCATCCGTAATCTCCACGCCAGTCCTATTCTTCTGCTCACCAAATCGCTCAGGTAATATCTTCTGCACCTTCCATCTGACATGATGTCCGTAATCTCTCAAAAGATTAGGGTCATAGCTCTTTCTACCATGCAGGGCATCGCCATACATATCCTCTAGCTCTTCTAAGGCTTTCTCAGCCGCTTGTCGTTGAGCTTGCTTAACATCGCCATCTAATTCTTTATTGTCTCGCATGTGACGATATAAAGTGGCACGGCTGACCTTTGCCTTAACACAGGCTTTCACAAGGCTATGCCCGTCTGTTATTGATGCTATGATGTGCTGTTGTTTTGCTTTGCTAATCATGTGTGTTTGGAACTACCTATTAACATATATAATCGTGCGCAGGTGCGTGTCGGGGTGTATGCCTTATTATTATAGCCCCCGTACCTTTCTTTTTTCCTTGTTATTCTTTTTCTTTTCCCGCCTTGCTACCTTCTTTTATTCGCCTCTATTTTTTATTCTCTATAGTATAGACTAATACTATTTTTATATCGCTGTGTGCTTTGCCGTTGTGGAATGTCTCAACTATGTATTGATATAATAGTAAACCGTATCTCTTCTATATGCTATCAACTAAACTATTTCTTTTATCACATCAATAATATTTTTATTACCACTCTTAATATACATTACATCACATACTGTAAAAGCCTTGTATTCTATACAATACGAAGTATTAAATTTTTTTTACTGTTATCACTTGACATAGAAATATGTTCTGTGCAACACTCTTAACAATTACTTAATCACTAGCAAAAAGGATCTAATAACATGACATATAAAACAACTCTATTAATATCAATGTTTCAATTCATCTTACTACTACCAACAAGCTTTTACCTTCTGTCTCTTGGCTTTGTTGGCTTGTTCTTTACTCTATTTATGATATCTGGCTTAGTTGCTATTCTAGCCCTTTATTATCCATTAATAGCAATCAATACTTAATCAACTAGCAACAGAAAAGGAAAATACAATGATAAATAATAAACAGATAAAAACAATCAATACCATGTATGACAGTCTACAATTTATGAACAATATTACATGGAATAAATATAGAGATAATATCTTTAAGTATGAGTTACAACAAGAAAAGATGCACAGGAATGGTTGGTGCAATGGTAGAGACTATGGCAAGTTCACCGCCAATCTTTCAGCTAAGTATTTTACTGTAAAACATATGATTGATGCAATGATAGCTCAAAACAAATCAATATATTATAATGATTCAAGTAAGTTACACACTGTAAAAGATTATTTACATGTTAAAACAAGCGTTTTTATGGCTGAAAGCTTTGTTTTAAACTATCCAGAAAAGATAGAAAAGTATAATAAGTTCTGGCTTGATAGTGGTGTATTTTTGCAATTCATAGAATATGATTACGTTGAGCTAGTAAACACAGAAGAAAAGAAAGTAGCTTAAACTTTAATACTCTTATAATACAGGTTAACGCCTGTATTATGGGAGCTTTAAAAGCTCAAACAACTAGCAAAGAAAAGGATATATTATGACATTAACAAACAAAGATAAAAGAGCTTTAATAGAAGGGTTAGCAATCCAACTAAAAGGATCGTCTTTTAAAGAATATCAATCTTTTACTGCAACCGCTGATAAATATTTACAATCAATATTTTTAGATTGGTTTAATAATTATTTAACTTATGAAAAGTTCGCAGAACATTATGAAATCAGTATTACAAGAGCTGAAGAACTAATAAAAGAAGCAAGGGCTATCCATGAAAGGCTAGTTAAAGATCAAATCACAACAAAAGCATCTAAAGAACTAGGCATGAATAAAAAAGCATTAGACGAAAAGCTTATATTTATAATGGGCTAACCTTGTTACTCTTACAAGCTTGGCATTAT